CGGACGCACTAAGAACTACACCCAACAGGTTAACTACCCTGTGCAGTCTGCAGCGACAGCCGACATTGTGCCACTTAGCTGCATACGAGCCTTCCGCAAGTTCAAGGAATTAAACCTGCGCTCCAAGCTTGTTCTGACGGTACATGATTCCATTGTGGTCGATACTCATCCTGATGAAGAAGAACAGGTCAAAGAGGTGCTGCAGTGGGCCATGGAAAAGGTCACAGAAGAGGCAAAAGAGCTTTGGGATTATGACTTTATTCTGCCCCTCAAAATAGAAACATCTCGTGGCAAAAATTGGCTGGATCAAGTCGAATATGATTGACTTGTGCCACTTAGTAATGCCATACTGTAAGTCCATCTAATAGAGGATCGAATCGAGATGAATGATCTTACAAATGTAAATCAAATAGACCTGCAGGCGATGAACGAACTGCTAGGCACTCAAGTAACAGGCGGCACTGGTGGAGCGATTGTTCGTGTACCAGAGCTTAAAATAAATTCACGGTCACGGGACAAGGAAACGAAGAAGGCTATCCCAGAGGGGTCATACTTCCTGACTAATATGGATCAAAAGGTGTACAGCGAGACCGTTACGTTTCGCCCGTTAGCTACACACCTTCAGTATTTCCATTGGGATGAAATTGACGGTAAGCGCACACTGGTGAACAAGTCCATCGCCATTCCTAGCCCCCGTGATGAAGCCCGTGATATTCAAGGCGGCATTGCTTGTGGGTATCCTTCGTGGGAGACCTTACAGGAAATGGATTACGCTGATGCAAAGGTCTACAAGGCCATGAAGCATCGTGTGACCCGTGGCCTTGTAAGCTATGACGGCGTTACAGCCGATGGCGAGAAGGTTTCCATTGAGAACCAGCCTTGCATCATGTTCCACAAGAATAGCACCTTTGGCGGCTTCTGGAACGGCTTTATGAAGAACTTGCCCAAGGGTTCTAACATTTATGAATACGAGACTGAAATGGGTGCCGATTACAACGAAAACGGCTCTGTGGTTTGGTACACGCCTTTCTACACAGTGGATCTCTCCAAAAAGTTGGATATGACCCAACAGGTGTTCGACACGATGTCTGTGTTTGCCCAAGCGATCAAAAAAGAGAACCAAGAGATTGATGCTAAATACTTCACGGCAATCAAAGAAGGTTCGCTTGATAACAAGGCAATGAATGCGCTCAACATCGAAGACAGTCTCGACGATGATTTTGTTGATGTAGCCTAATGCTGCAATCCAAACTGGATGCAACAAATGACAAGCTATCCAACGATGAATTTGATGGTCTAACCATTGAAGATGCGTGGATAGAAGAGGCTGGCGAAGAGTTTAAGGCGGCTCTTCGCAAGCAGCTTACGCCGCAAGACAGAGATTTTCGTCTGCGGATGTCAAACATCGGGAAGCCTCTGTGCCAACTACAACATGGCGCAATGGGTTCTGAACAGAAACGTAAGTCCAAGAACTTCAAGGTCCAGATGATGATCGGTGACGCCGTTGAGTGCATCACTAATTTAATCCTGAAGGTCGCAGAGGTTAATATTACCGGCGGTAAAAACCTTGTAGAAATGGACTTTGGCTCAGTCACCATTAAGGGTGAGGATGATATAGAAATAGATCACAAGATCTATGACGTTAAATCCTGCAGTCCCTTCGCCTTCGATAAGAAGTGGTCCAACGGTTATGAGGCTCTTAAAGAAGACGATCCATTCGGCTACATCGGACAGCTAACCGGTTATGCCCAAGCCCAAGATAAAGAATTGGGTGGCTGGATTGTTGTGAACAAGTCCACCGGTGCAATGCTTGCAGTAGATGCAAATGTTTCTGCATCTGAGAAATCTTACAACATGTTTGCTATGAAAAGCACGGTTGAAAAGATTACAAGCGGAGCGCCTCTAGAGCGGCAGTTTGATCCCGTCCCCGATAAGTTTAATCGGAAACCCACCGGTCTCAAACGGTTGCCTATGGCTTGTTCCTTCTGTGACTTCACTCAAGCTTGCTATCCAAAGGCAAAGTTCAAACCTCACCCTATGTCGAAGGCAAAGGAACCACCTTCGTACTGGTTCGTAGAGGATTAAGCATGGCGATAAAACCTCAGTCTGCAAAGGCTAAGGGCCGGCGTCACCAGCAATGGGTGAGAGATAAAATTCTAGCACTGTTTCCGAAACTGGAACCAGATGATGTCCGTTCCACCGGGATGGGCCAAGGCGGGGAAGACGTTCAACTGTCGCCCGCTGCTAGAAAGCTCTTTCCCTACTCTGTGGAATGCAAGGCTCTGAACAAGATCAGTGCATACAAATTCATGGAGCAAGCTGAAGCCAACTGCCCACCCAAAGCGGAACCAATCGCAATCATCAAAGCGGATCGGCAGAAGCCACTAGCCCTGATGGATGCAGAACACTTTTTCAAACTGATTGGAAAAAACAAATGAAAGATAAAGACCCCATCGCCTGCGGCTTATTCATAACGCCGGTAGACCATACAGGATTTAATCTCAGCGCCTTTAGCAACCTTGTAGGAAACGTGTCCGAAGAGGAAGTTAATCACTACGAAGCTCTGGTTGAGGGCATCGGATACATGGTTCAAAACAACCCATTCTTTTTTGTGGATCTGGGCAACATGGTCCTCGACCAATCTGAAATGGAAATCGAATTTGAGCCTGCCGATGAACTTGAGCAAGCCATTGCCGAAGCCAAAGTCATCCCCTTCAACAAAAAGAATTGAGGACACCATGATGGATCTCAACCAAATCACCGATATGGTTAACCGGCCCCTGCATTACAACTCTGCAGAAATCGAGTGCATCGATGCAATGGAAGCCATGGTAGAAGGCTCAGACTGTGAGCCTCATGTAGCTTATTGCTGGCAAAATGCTTTTAAATACTTATGGCGCTGGCCCTACAAGGGCGGTCTTGAAGATCTCAAAAAGGCCCGTTGGTATTTAGACCGCCTCATTACAAAGCTGGAGGCGGAAGATTAATGACCCCCGGCTATGAATACTTTGATGAAGGCAGTGCAGCCCTTCGTGACCCGGATACATATCTGGGCAAATCACCTCTGGATATGGTTCAGCATTTTGCACGGACCTACCAGCAATCCATGGGCCATCAGTGGGCCAAGGGAACCCTGAAAGACCTTCTGCGTACCGTCCTTATCAAAGAGGAATACGCTGAAGTTCTAGAGGCTACAGAAGCCCCCGAAATGCTCAAGGAATTAGCGGATTTGGTTTACGTCACATACGGATTTGCAGCCACGTTTGGCTGGAATTTAGACGAAGCTGTGCGCCGTGTTCATGCATCCAACATGAGCAAGCTCGGGGTCGATGGGGACGTAATTTACCGTGAAGACGGAAAAGTTCTCAAGGGGCCGAATTATGAAGAACCCGATTTAACAGACTTAGTTTGAGGCAGACCATGAATAACTATCTACCAACCGATTACCAAGCATTCATCCACACAAGTCGCTATGCCCGTTGGCTAGACGAAACAGGCCGCAGAGAGACTTGGGGCGAAACCGGAGACCGCTATGTTTCTAATATTATAGCTCCTGTGATTAAGGACACCGCAGTACAGAAGGAGATCTATGAGGCCATCACAGGCCTTGAGGTTATGCCTTCTATGCGATCCATGATGACCGCAGGTGTTGCAGCCGCCCGTGACAATACATGTATGTACAACTGTTCATACCTAGTCATCGATGACCCCAAAGCCTTCGATGAAGCTATGTTCATCCTGTTGTGCGGTACGGGCGTAGGGTTCTCTTGTGAGCGCCAGTACATCAAGAGCCTGCCAGAGGTTCCTGAGACCCTTTATGACAGCGATACAACCATTGTAGTGAAAGACAGCAAAGAGGGTTGGGCCAAAGCGTATCGCCTTCTGATTAGTATGCTCTACGCCGGTGAAATCCCTACATGGGATGTCAGCAAGGTTCGCCCAGCCGGTGCTAGACTTAAAACCTTTGGTGGTCGTGCATCTGGCCCAGCGCCTTTGGTTGATCTGTTTAATTTCACGATTGATACCTTCAAAAAGGCTGCAGGCAGTAAGTTGTCTTCCTATGAATGTCACAGCATCATGTGCAAGATCGGTGAAGTGGTCGTGGTAGGTGGGGTGAGGCGTTCAGCGATGATCTCTCTATCCAACCTGTCAGATGATCGTATGCGTCACGCTAAGTCCGGTAAGTGGTGGGAAACAGCCCCGCACATGGGCCTAGCAAATAACTCTGTCGCATACACCGAAAAGCCAGACGCTATGTCCTTCCTGCGTGAATGGACTGCATTGGCAGAAAGCGGTTCTGGTGAGCGTGGTATCTTCAATCGGGAAGCCGCTGTTAAGCAAGCCAATAAGAACGGACGCCGTGACCCTAACTTTGAATGGGGAACTAACCCGTGCAGCGAAATCATCTTGCGGGGACCAAAGACCGATAAGAGCGGCAATCCAATTGCAGGTACAGGCGGTCAGTTTTGTAATTTAAGTGAGGTAGTTATCCGTGCTTCAGACTCTAAAGAAGATCTTGTTCGGAAAGTCCGTATCGCAACCATTTTGGGAACGGTACAATCTACCTACACCAAGTTCCCTTATTTGCGAAAAGTGTGGGCGAAGAACACGGCAGAAGAACGGCTGTTGGGGGTGTCGCTGACCGGCATCATGGACAACACCCTAACCAATGGCAAAGAGGGCGATCTAGCTGCTCTTCTAGAAGACCTGAAACAGGTGGCTGTTGATACCAATAAAGAATGGGCTGATAAGCTGGGCATCGAAGTTTCGGCTGCTATAACTTGCGTTAAGCCATCGGGTACAGTTTCACAGCTTACAGACAGCGCCTCTGGAATACACGCACGACATAGCCCTTACTACATTCGTACTGTTCGTGGTGATAACAAAGATCCTCTGACACAGTTTATGAAGGACCAAGGCGTACCTAACGAACCAGAAGCCTTTAAGCCGGATCAAACCACCGTCTTCAGCTTCCCAATGAAGGCACCTGACAATGCGGTAGTTACCGCAGATATGTCAGCCATCGATCAGCTCAACATGTGGCTCATGTATCAACGACACTGGGCCGAACATAAGCCTAGTGTGACTATAAACGTAGAAAGTTCTGAATGGTTAGACGTAGGCGCATTTGTTTACGAGCATTTCGATGAAATGTCTGGTGTATCTTTCCTGCCGTTTGATGATCACACCTACCAGCAAGCACCCTACCAGCATGTCGGTAAGTCTGAGTACGAACAGATGCTTTCGTTTATGCCAAAGGCCATCGATTGGACGAAGCTTTCTTCTTATGAAGCGGAGGACAATACCTCTGGAAGTCAGACACTCGCATGCTCTGGCGATAGCTGTGAAATCGTGGATCTCACTGCTTAGTGGTTGATATGTACACAATCTTAACCAGAGACCAATGCAACTTCTGTGACCGGGCTAAGGCAGTACTCCGGTCACAGGGGCAACCATATGCAGAGTACAACATACAATCAAAAAGTAGCAGGTGGCTCACGCCCCTGCTTCTAATGGCCGACCTAAAAACCGTACCCCAGATCTTTGACCCTGAAGGAAAGTACATCGGAGGCTACAGCGAACTTGAGGACTCATTCAAATAATTGAGGCAGGTTTATGAATAAAAACGAGGCATACGAAGTCGGATATGAAGACTTCTTCAAGAACAACCATCGGTGCGCCTACAAGCCTAAAAGCCGTTTCTACAAAGAATGGCAACGTGGGTTCAATGACGCATACTTCTACAACAGGAGGACGCATGTACAAAGTATTTCAACAGAAAGACTTCAACAGGTATGATGAAGCGGCACGGGCAGCGGCTAAAAAGTTCTGGTCTTCGGTTGGTTATCTTTGTGAAGACAATCCTGACGAATATGGGGTGGACCTAGTCGTTAAGGGCCAGAATAAGATGTTCTTCTGTGAGGTTGAGGTTAAGACTGTGTGGCACGGGGTACAGTTCAAGTACCCCACCATACACCTGCCTGTACGCAAGGCTAAGTTCTTAACCAAGCCCACACAGTTTATGATCTTTAATAATAGCCTGACCCACGCAGCCATCTTTGGCCGCAAGGTGGTTCTGGATAGCCCCTGCGTCGAAGTCTCCAATGTGAAGATCTCACATGGCGAAAAGTTCTTTGACGTACCATTTGAAAAAGCAACCTTCGTACAAACAATTTAGGTGAATATGAGCAAGAATGCCCGTCGATACACAAGAAAGCGCAAAATAACAGAAGGGGAAGCACCCACGCCTAAACACATTAAGTCTATCCAATTAGTTCCAAAGACCTACAACCAGCAATTGTATGCAAAGGCTCTTAACAATGACCCTCTAGTATTCGTCACAGGATGCGCAGGTACTGGCAAGACCTATATGGCGGCGACACAGGCCGCTAAGATGTACTACGAAGGCAGTGTAGCTAAGATCGTTATCACACGCCCTAACGTGGCCGCAGGTGGCCGTGACATAGGCTTCTTTAAAGGCGGTCTGGAAGAGAAGATGGCCCCATGGGTAGCTCCTCTGATTGATGTACTAAAGAAGCATCTGGGCGTCACAAAGGTGCAGAGCATGCTGTCGGATGGTAACATCGTCGTAGAGCCGTTCTCTGTGATGCGGGGTAAGTCATTTGATGACGCATTCATCATCCTAGATGAAGCTCAGAACACCACCTACGTTGAGCTAAAGATGTTTCTGACCCGCATAGGTGAGAACACAAATGTAGTGGTAAACGGTGACGTAGCTCAGACAGATCTAGCAGAGAAGTCCGGGCTAGGCCGCATCATCAGAATGATCAAATCACAGATGCTACCCTTCCCTGTGATTGAAATGACTGTCGATGATATTGTGCGATCTGATGTGTGTGCCACATGGATTAAAGCCTTCATAGTAGAGGAAGCTGCGTAATGGATTTATACCTGTCCGGTTGCCTATACCTAATAGGCTCATTGTTTATGACACTTAACTTTGAACCAGAGGAAGGCTCCTCTAGAGTGATGTATCTTTTGTTCGTATTCGCATGGCCTGTAATGACGCTGTGGCTGTTAGTAGAAGACATGTTCCGAAAACAATAAAGCGCCCCGTGGTGTTGACCTCGGAGCGCCCTAAGCGTATAATAATAAGTGGAGTAGGAAGTTTGGTCGCTTCCTCTTCGGTTTTAATTGGAACCCTCAGATTTCGGTCTGGGGGTTTTACTTTTTAGAACACAATTGTGTCTGTGTCGGGGTCATATGAACAGCCCTGTTGGTAATCAATCGCTGTAGCCGTATCCACGGTACACACCACCATTTGCTGTTGTTCTGACCTCATACTTCTACCCGAAGCATCTAATAATGCGAGACCTAAGTCATGCGCCTGTCTTGCTGTTAATAACATATCGTAGCCCTTTGCTAAGTGAACATACCGGCGGTAGTTGCGGTTACTAATCGCTGCCGTACTAAGATTATGGGCCAGATTCGTTTAGGGATGAACCTACTATTTTAAAGTTTATTTTTATGCGTTTTGTTGACACTGAAAAACAACGATAAAATAGGGAATTTACCTATATATAGTGTGTCAAGTAATGCAAAAACAAAATATGGTATGCATTTGAATAGGCATAAAAGCAGAAAAGCTACCGAATCATTTGACCCGATAGCTCTACTGTTATTAGTTAGGTTAAAGGGCGTTACTAACCCTTTGTTAAGTGAACATGCCCCTCAGATTTAGGTCTGGGGGGTTTTTAATTTTCTATAGCATCCAATATCGGCGCTACTGTTTTAGTCATTT